CGTTATAGCCTAATTTATTAGTCTATACGTTATTGTTAGTATTAAACCTAACAGTTAGATAGGGGGTTGCAATATACCCCCTGTCTTTTAAATAAAGGATTATATATGGAACATATGAAACAAGCGTGGGCTTATATAGTAGCACATAAAAAAGTTTCTATTGCAGTAGCAGTAGTTGTTGTGGTACTTATTATAGCCACTTAATTTTAAAAAGGAATCCAATGAAACAAGCTTTAAAAAAGCTTAAGAAACATTTCGCAGAACTTCAAAAGTTAGAAGCTAAAGAAGAAATGATTATAGAAAAAATTGATGAAGCAATTGATGAGTTATCAGATTGCGACCATTCAGATTGTAAATAAGAAGAAGTATTATGGCAAAGACCTATTTAGCATTAACTAATGAATTATTAGTAGAACTTAATGAACCAGAACTTACAGCAATTTCTAGTGGAGTAGGCGTACAAAAACAAGTTGCAAATTGTGTAAATAGAGCTTACTCTGATATAGTAGATGCTGTTGATGATTGGTCATGGTTAAGTGCTGATGAACCTGATGACCCTTATTATGGAAATACTGTTATTGCAACAGAAGTTGGAAAAAGATGGTATTTATCAAAAGCTGGTTCTACAGGTGTAGATAGTGATTTTGATTCAGTAAATTGGGATATGTTTACTCTTGTAGATACTGCCTCACCTTACACAATTAATAAATTAGCATTTACAACTTTAACAGTTTGGAGAAATAGTTATGCAAAAGCAGAAGAAGCTGATGCTAGAACTTCTCAATATGGAGTACCATTAAGAGTTATAAGAAGTTCTGATGGTAGAAGATTTGGATTATCTCCTATACCTGATAAAGTTTATAATATACATTTCTTTGCATACGATAGACCAACTGCTTTATCTGCTGATACAGATGAAGTTGCATTTCCAGAACAATATAAAACAGTTTTATTAGCAAGAGCTAGATATTATATTTATCAATTTAAAGATAATATAGCTCAATCACAATTAGCATTAGACGAATATAAAAAAGGATTACAGTCAATGGCTGATAATTTAAATTCACCACAACCACAATATATGTCAGACGTAAGATTTACATATTTGTTACCATAAGGAAAATTTAAATGCCAACACAAGGAGCTTCCATTACAGTTGCAGGAGGTTTAGATTTAGTTTCAAGTGCTCATGCATTATTTAGAACACCTGGAGCAGCAACTATTTTACAAAACTTTGAATCAGCTACAACAGGTGGCTATCGAAGAATAAATGGTTTTACAAAATGGGGTGGAGGAAGTTCAACCAGTCCAAGCGGTACAACTACAGATGCTATAACAGGAATAGTTCCATATGCTAATGGAGTTATTGCTTGTCAAGGTAATAATATTTATTGGAGTACAGATGGTATTACTTGGCTTCAAATTAATAAAGATACTTATAAAAGTTTAACTGGTACAGTTGCAGTAACTGCAAGTTCAGCAGCAGTTGTTGGAACTGGAACAGCATTTACAACTGAATTAGCTGTAGATGATAGAGTAAAAATTAATAGTATTACATATAGAGTTTTATCTATTACCGATAATACAAATTTAACATTAGATATTGAAGTTGTCTCTACTGCTAGTGGTCAAACTATTTATAGAAGTGGAATGACTTCTGCTGAAGTAGCAAGTGCTACAACAGTTGCAAGAACAAATCAAGCTAATAATCAGTTTGCTAACTATGAATCAAATGGTGCTTATGGAACTTTATATATTGTTGATAGCACCAATAAAGTAGCTGAATTTCAGATTACAACTTCAGGTGGAGTTAATACTTATTACTTTGAAGAACTACAAAGGTCAGCTCCAGTTAATCCTAAAAGATGTACTATCTTTTCAGAACGATTAGTTGTAGCTGGACAGTCTGTATCAACAAGTACTGTTGCTTATAGTAGCCGCTTAAAACCTTACGATTTTGAAGCTACTGGTTCAGGAGCAATTGATGTTGGAGATATTATTGTAGGCATTAAAGTTTTTAGAAATACTCTTATTATATTTTGTAAAAATAGTATATTTGAGTTGACAAGTCTTGATTCTGACCCTATACTTAAGTCTATAACCAAAAATATAGGTTGTATAGATGGAAATACAATTCAGGAAATTGGTGGAGATTTAATATTTTTAGCACCTGATGGATTAAGAACAGTTGCTGGAACAGCTAGAATTGCTGACGTTGAAATCGGTTCTGTTAGTAGAAAAATCTTACCTTTAATAAATGACCTTTTAGATAATATTGCTGATTATACTCTTTCAAGTATGGTTATTAGAGAAAGAAGTCAATATAGATTATTTTACTTTCAATCAGGTCAAGCAGATGCAAGTCAAAAAGGAATTATAGGAACATTTAAATTTGATGAACAGGGAATCCCTGCTTTTGAATGGAGTAATACAAAAGGTTTAGTCGTTAAGACTTGTACCTCAGATTTAAATACTTCTAATGAAGAAGTGAAATTTAGTGCAGATGAAAGTGGATATGTTTATTTGCATGATAGTGGAAATAATTTTAATGGTGAAAATATTAGTGGAGTATTTCAAACACCAGATATGGATTATGGCGATAATGGTTTAAGAAAAAGTCTTTATGCTGTTAAAGCAAATATTAAACCAGAAGGAGTACAAGACGATTTAAAATTAAGAATTAGATATGATTTTGAATCTTCAGATGTTCCCCAACCTGGTGTATTTAGTGTTGGTACTTTAGCTGCTACATCTTTATATGGAGGTGCTGCATATGGAACAGGAACTTATGGTGCAGTAACTTTACCAAGTAAAAGAATGTTAGTAATAGGAAGTGGTTTTTCAAATAGTTTTAGATTTTATAGTAATGATACGAATGCTGCATATGCAGTTAATGGATTATTTGTATCATTTATAGCAGGAGGAAGAAGATAATATGGCAGGTTATGTACGACAAAGTTCAGCCGAAATAGCTGATGCTCTTACAATTGAAGCTGTTGATTTAAATAATGAATTTAATGATTTAGTAGCAGCTTTTAGTAATACTTCAGGACATAAACATGATGGCACAGCAGCCGAAGGTCCTGTTATTGCTGTCCTTGGAGATTCAGGTGTCGCTACACCATTAAATAAAATTTTAGTTGATACTGCAAATAAACATATAGAATTTTATACAGATGTAAGTTCTGCAGCAGTACAACAATTAAGAATTCAAGATGGAGCAATCGTTCCAATTTTAACTAATGATATAGATTTAGGTACAGCTTCTTTAGAATTTAAAGATATACATATTGATGGAACTGCAAATATTGATACTTTAGTTATTGGTTCTTCAACTGGTGTTACATCTGTTGATACAGATTTAGCTTCAGTTTCAGCAAGTGATGATACACTAGCTTCTGCTAAAGCAATTAAAGCTTATGTAGATGCAGTCCCTGTCGGAGACATTACTTCTATTGTAGCAGGAAGTGGTTTAACTGGAACAGATTTATCAGGACCAATACCAACTCTAAATGTAATTGGTGGAACTGGTATAACTGCTAACGCAGACGATATAGCAATTGATTCAACAGTTACTACATTAACAGGTTCTCAAACTCTTACAAATAAAACTCTTACAACTCCAATTATTTCTAGTATTTCAAATACTGGAACAATAACTTTACCTACTTCAACAGATACATTAGTTGGTAAAGCTACTACAGATACTCTTACAAATAAAACATTAACAAGTCCAGTTCTTAATACAGCAATTAGTGGAACAGCTTTTAAAGATGAAGATACTATGTCTTCTGATTCAGCAACTGCTGTATCTTCACAACAATCTATTAAAGCTTATGTTGATACCCAAGTCGCAACTATACCAGTTGGAGATATTACTTCAGTTGTTGCAGGAACAGGTTTAACAGGTGGTGGAACATCAGGTGATGTTACTTTAAATGTTATTGGCGGAACAGGTATTACTGCAAATGCAGATGATATTGCAATTGATAGTACTGTTGTTGCTACATTAACTGGTACTCAAGTTTTATCAGCTAAAACATTAACTAGCCCAGTTTTAAATGGAACACTTAGTGGTACAGCATTTTTAGATGATGATACTTTAGGAGATGATTCTGCTATAGCAGTTGCATCTCAACAATCTATTAAAGCTTATGTTGATGCACAATCACATTCTACTGTTACAGCAGATAGTGTTACTACATTTACAAATAAAACAATAGATGAAGATGCTACTGGTAACTCAATTACAAATTTAGCTAATGCAAGTATTAAAGCAGCAGCAGCTATTGATGCAACAAAGATTGCAAATGGTACTGTTACAAATACAGAATTTCAATATATAAATAGTTTAAGTTCAAATGCTCAAGACCAAATAGATTTAAAAGCACCTTTAGCTTCTCCAGCTTTAACTGGAGACCCTACAGCTCCTACACAATCAGCAAGTGATAACTCAACTAAACTTGCAACAACAGCTTATGTTGATGGTCAAGTTGCAACAGAAAATGAATTATCAGAATTAAATGATGTAACTATTGCAGCTATCGCAGATGCAAATTATTTAATTTATGATGATGCTGCAAGTGTTTGGAAAAATCAAGCGATAAGTGGTGCATTTACTTCAACTAAAGCAGGAGTAACAACTTTATCTGCTTCAATAGATGCTACAAAAATAGCAGATGGAACTGTTACAAGTACAGAATTCCAGTATATTAATACTTTGAGTTCTAATGCACAGGACCAAATAGATACGAAAGCTACTGCAGGTTTTGCTGTGGCTATGGCGATTGCTTTATAATGGTTTACATTATAGCAAAAATATGGTATAATTAGGATAATAAATGGCTCAAAATTTTCAAAGAACATTAAAACGAAATATATCAAACAGCTCTGGTTCTGCTACAGAATTACGAGCAGCTACTACAACAAATGATGCAATCATAGGTGTTAGATGTACTAATACTTCTGCTTCATCAGTAGATATTACTGTTATGGTAGTTAATAGTGCAACTGATTATCACATTATTAAATCAGCTCCCATCCCTACAGGTGGAAGTTTAGAATTAATTGATGGTGGTTCAAAAGTTGTATTACAAACTGGTGATTCAGTTGAAGCTTATGCTTCAGCCGCTTCTTCTGTTGATATTATTTTAAGTGTTGTTGATTCAATTAGTACATAATATTAAGGATAATATAAATGGCATATGTTGGTGCAACTCCTGCACGAAAAGCTTTAACTTCAAGTGATATTTCTGATGGTATAATTACTGCTGGAAAAATTGCAACTGATGCAGTTGAAACTGCAAAGGTTAAAGATTTAAATGTTTCTACAGGAAAGTTAGCTGCTGATGCAGTTACTAATGCTAAAACAGAATTTACACCTGGATTAGAAATCAAAGGTGATGGTGCAAGTGCTGCTGGTAAGTTAACTTTAAATTGTGAACAAAATACTCATGCAGTTCATATTGAAAGTCCTGCTCATTCAGCAGGAGCTACATATACTTTAACACTCCCTACAGGAGTTGGAACTGATGGACAAGTTTTAGCAACAGATGGAACAACTTCAAATCAATTAACTTGGGTAGATGCAGTAGAAACTAAACCTACTGTAACTGCAGTAAGTGCAATCATTCCTCCAAGTGTTGCAACAAGTGTAACTATTACAGGAACAAATTTTGCATCTGATTCTACTCATGTACCAATTGTAGAAGCAGTAAGTTCAACAAATGCATATACAAGAGCTTCAGTAGTTTCTTGGGCAAGTTCAACTTCTATCTCGGCAACCTTCAATTTAGCCCTTGGAGATTACCGAGTTAGAGTAGAGAATCCAGATGGTAATGCTGGAATGTCAACTAACGCAATTTTACAAGCTAGTACATCTCCAACATGGACAACTGCAGCAGGTTCTTTAGGAACT